AGGTGGATGGTGATGACTTGATGGTTCATAAAGAGCACACCCAAGGTGGTGTAACACAACCGAAAGGCAAATGTTCCGTCAGTATTACATATACAAAGAACGGTGCTGCTCTCGGACACACAGGTATTAATATCAGTGCAGGGAAAAAAGCTCCAGCTTTTGCGTTCTCTACTAATTTAACTACTGAGCAAGTAGATGAATTCATGAAAGATGTTATTAATATCTTTTATTCAATGAACGAGGATATCTTTTTAGCAACTACTAAAGTTATTAGCTAATGACTATTTTTGATATTTTAAATTCTGTTTTGTTTACAAAAAACAAAAATTGTTTAGCTACACAGGATGAGGAGAGTGCTTTTATACCATATATGGTTAATAGATGGTCAAGTATGTACTCACCCTCAGTAGCTTTAAAATCAAATATATTAAACAAATACTTAGCGGTCTTTGAAGAAAAGAAATCTCTTTATAGTTTATTTTTAAATGTTTTGCCAAAAGTTAAAGCCAAACGTATCAATTACTTTAAAAAACAAAAAGAACAGCAATCGGAATTAGATGAAAAGCTTCCGCTTGTAGCCAAAAATATGGAGTTATCTCAAAGAGAAATACAATCATACATTGCATTTTCTAAAAAATAGATAAATTTAAATAATGCCTGCTGATATTGACACACTACCAACGCAGAGAAGTTTAATAGATTTTTCTGAATTACCTAAAAATTCTTTTGATTCGGTATTCATGGGATACAACTTAAAAACTGTTCTTGATGATATCCTACTTGTACAATTTGTTGATGAAACAGAAGATGGTACAAATATTATGAGAAATGGTCTGCTTGTACCTATTAATGTCACTACTAAAGCGTGGCGAATTGGAAAGGTTATTTTAGCAGGACCTAACGCTAAACTTGCAAGGCCAGGCGAATATGTCTGTTTTCCTAATAACTTAGGTGTGCCTATTGCCAATATTGATATTGAGAATTACGGTACACTTAAAAAGGGTATCTTTTTAAACGAACAGCGTATTTTCGGTATTTGCACCATAAGGGAAAATGAACATGAAAGTGTCGCTACCCACGTTAAAAAATCTTCTGCTAAGTAACGTAGCAGAAATTAAATTCTTTCGAAAGCGTCCTAAACCAGGCGCCGCTTCTACTAGGCGAATGTTGTGTACTAATTCACTATCCTTACTAAATAGTACAGAGGGAAGAATAGCATTAAACTATAAGCGGGCTATTAATATGCCTAAATTTAATCCTAACGAAAAGAATATAATAATCACATGGGATATCTTTATGCAAAACTACCGATGTATAAATATGGCTGCTTGTGATCTTATACAAGTCGTACCTGCGAATCAAACATTCTGGAAATATTTTAACGAAAGACTGGTTATGCTTTCCGCAGCACAAAAAATGGATTTTATGAACAAATGACATCAATTGACGAAATAGAAAACAATGTAAAACCCTTTTTACTTACTGATATTAGTTTTTTTCTCGATGGAAAGAAATTAAAGTCAGGAAAGCTAATATTGTTCACTATTAGAGACTTTTTTTGTGTCTTTACATTACATGATTCAAATAAAAACAAAAAAATTGTTTATGAAGTACCGTACCTCTTTAGTCTACACACTGTAAATAAAACTCTCGAGTTTGATTATACGATCGACACTTTTTGTGAAAAGTGTATTGATATACAGTCGTCTGTTAAAGCACTTTCTTTTAAGAAAACATCGAAGTTTTTTAATAAACGACTTGTTATCCAATCACAACATAATACAATAAGGTGTGAGTAATAAGCTTAGCTTACTGTTTCCTACAAAATATACACCTTCGGTACAACAGTCAAAAGTGCTTGATAAAATAGGTGTAGCGCTTACAGATCATAAATTTGTTATTTGCTGTGCACCTACAGGGTCAGGCAAGAGTTTATTAGCAAAAACAATATCTGAGCTCTCGGAATTACCGAGTAAAGAATTCACCGAATCAATCCGTTCTTATCAAGCATATAAGCAAGATTTTACAGGTAGATTTGTAAACGAGGATGATTGTTATGATGAAAAGCCTTCCGGTGCTTTTGTGCTAACTATTACTAAATCACTACAAGATCAGTATTCTAATCTGTTTGAGCAAACAAGCATACTAAAAGGTAAAAATAACTATATATGCGAGGTAGATAACAATTATACTGTTGACCTAGCTCCATGCACGTTTGTCCCACAGTTAAAAGAAAAGTGCTGGAATTGTAGCAAATGTTTATATTATAACGCGAGAAATGACGCATTGCTTGCAAAGTTTTCTGTGTTAAACTACAAAATGTTTTTATCATTACCCAATCATGTAAAGCGTAAAAATGCTATTATATGTGATGAGGCGTCAGAATTAGAAGAAGAAATTATTAGACAATTTTCTGCTGAAGTTATGTATGATAGACTTGAGCAGTATGATATTCAAATTTCTAAACTTATATCTGACAATAAAGAAAAAGCGCGCATGTGGATATATAATCTATTAGAAAAAATTACGTCTGCAGTCGAGCTTCTGTCGACAGCCTTTACCCAACAACCAGGATTAATTTCGAAATCTGATAGAGTCAAGTATCAATATCTTAAAAATCTTCATAGATCCCTTACTACAATTGATTCAACATGGACTGATTGCGATTATATTATTGACGTTGACGCTAAAAGAGTTACATTCACACCGTTGAAAGCAAATACACTATCTAAACATATTTTTGATAGCGCAGATAAAATTGTACTGATGTCTGCAACTATCATTGACCACAAGCATTTTGCAAAGTCACTTGGTATTGACGATTATGTTTATATAGAAGCAGAAAGTGAATTCGATTCTGCTAAATCACCTATTTACATTTCTAGTAAACATAAACTAAATTACAAAAATCTCAAAAATACTTTACCAAAAATATGTGAACAGATAAGTGATATAGCAAAGCATCACAAAAATGATAAAGGTATTATTCATACACATACGCAAGAGATTACAAATTTTATTCAAACAAAATTAGGAAAAGATGAACGATATTTGTTTCGTGATGCATTTGCAAACAATGAGCAAATATTGAAAGAGCATAAAAGGGCAAAAGAACCCACTATTCTGGTCTCACCCTCACTTGCATTCGGTGTTGATTTAAAAGATGAGTTAGCGCGATTTCAGATCATTGTCAAGCTTCCGTTTTTCCCTCTATCTTCTAAAAGAATTAAAAAAATGTTTGAGATTGACAAAGAGTGGTATGAAAATAAAATGCTCAATGCAATAGTACAGGCTTCAGGCCGTGCTACACGGAGTAAAAAAGACCATTCGGTAACGTATATCCTCGATGGCAACTTTGTAAATGTTGTCAAAAGAACAAAGAATAAACTACCTAAACATTTTATAGAACGAATACACTAATAAATAATTATGTGCGTAACAAGACATTTCATTTTGAAATAAAAGACCTCATAACTCAATTCATTGCGGCATTCGATGATATTATCATAAAGCGCTATGATAAGAATAGAGTAGCTGCAAATGAAATACAAGTTAGATATGTCTATTCGCCTAAACAAAGAGTTCTTTTTGATCTAGTAAATAGAGCTCAAAATATTACAATACCTGTTGTTGCAGTTAGCATAAACGGTATATCGCGAGATGAAGACAGGGTGTTTAATAAGATAGAAGGTTACTATTATTCTCGTGGCTTCGATAACGCAACACAACAACCTACATCAATTAACTATAAGAGCCCCGTACCTGTCAATATCAGCATTTCTATGTCTATTGTTACAAAGTTTCAATCAGATATGGATCAAATTCTTTCTAATTTTATACCATATAACAACCCTTATATAGTTATTTCTTGGAGAGTGCCTGACAATATGGCACCTGGTGGATTCTCAATACCTCAAGAAATCCGTAGCGAAGTACTATGGGATGGTAGCGTTCAGCTCTCATATCCTACAGATATCAACGCTACTGAAAAATATAAAGTAGTAGGTGATACTGCTTTTACTATTAAAGGTTGGTTATTTCCAGCTCAAAAGAAAGACGTAGGAAATATCTTTTTCATCGATACTAACTTTTATAATTCGAGAAACGTAACACTATATGACGATCTCACAAGCACAACATTTACATATCCTGCCTCTACAGGCTTGGTATCTGACACAGATAGTTTTACATTATCGGGATTTCCACAACCTACACAACAAATAGATTATACTGTATTTTGACCATGAATATTATAACAACAGGTCCTCTTAGCGGATTACGAATATCACTCATGGGATATAACTATGACTGGTTAACAAGTGTGTTTTTAAGCTCATATAATGTAAGTTTCCCATCTTTAACTGCAATTAACAGGTTTACAAATGTGAGACGCGTCTCAGCGATATGTCCTACCTTTTCAGGTTACGAAATTTCTACATATAGTGTGATAAATAAAAATTATCTCTCATTAAGTGCAGACACATCATTATGGATAGGATCAGGATTTATTGATGTAGTGTTTCTTGGTGCTGCAGGATATACGAAACTTTCGGACAAAAATACATTAATACTTGTCGGTAAATATGAATAATTTACGGTTGTATAATTATAATTGAGTTTTAATAGTTTAAATATAAATAATCTTTGTATCCTATATGGCAGATTCTACTAATCCTAATCGCGAGAGCACATTTGGTCGTGAACTTATGAAATACGTTTCTTCACGGCTACCTTATCAATCTGTCAGTGTAGCAGAAAGAATACAACAACTTAATCCTAAATTTGATGTTTTCTTTGATAAAGGATCAAATCGTGATGAAGCCTTATTAAGACAATCAGTTGCGTCATCGGTCGTTACAACTGACGACGCGTACGCTAATGTTTTACAGAATAAAGATTACCATGACTTCATGTATGCCAATGTCCAGCCAGACAAAGGCAGAAGATTGATGGACTACCGTGTTATGGCTGCTTTCGCAGAAGTTGCTGATGCTTTAGACGAAATATGTGATGAGTTTATTAATAAGGATGAGAACGGTGAAATTATAAAATTAAAATTTATCGATACACCATTATCTGAAGTACAAAAAAATAAACTTAAAAAAGAATTTCGAAAGTATATTGAATACTTTGATTTAGAAAATAAAGGCTGGGAATATGTAAGACAACTTTTAGTAGATGCTGAAATATATTTCGAACATATTATACATAAAAAGCATCCAAAAGAAGGCATTTTAGATGTAGTAATGATTCCTACTGACATTGTAGATCCTATTTTTGAAAATGTACAAAATATGATTATAAAAGGCTATCTTTTAAGAAAGCCTATTTATGATTCAAAAAACCCGGGAAAAATTGCTAAAATAGAGATGATACCTCTTGATCAAAATCAAGTTACATATATTAATTCGGGTATATGGAATGAAACAAAAACGCTAAGATTGCCTTTTATTGAAAACGCCAGACGAGCATACTGCCAATTAAGCTTAATCGAGGACGCAATTGTCATTTATCGTTTAGTAAGAGCTCCAGAGCGTCTTGTTTTCAATGTCGACGTTGGTAACATGGCACCGCCAAAAGCTGAAGCTTATTTGCGCAAGCTGATGTCAAACTATTGGTCAAAAAGAACATATGATGCCGATCAGGGCGCTACAGTTCAAAAATTTAATCCTCAATCAATGCTTGATAGTTTTTGGTTTGCAAAACGCGCAGGATCAGAAGGAACAACAGTGACACAATTGGCAGGGGGTGCAAACTTAGGCGAGCTTTCTGATTTAATATACTTTGTACAAAAACTTTATAAATCTCTAAAAGTACCTGTAACAAGAATTAACCCGGAAGATACTTTTAAAGATGGAATGGAAATTCTTCGCGAAGAGCTTAAATTTGCTCGTTTTATTATTCGTCAACAACAACGTTTTGCAGAAGGACTTAAAAATGGGTTCATCACACATTTAAAACTTAAAGAGTTATGGAAAGAAATGGATTTGAGAGAAAGCTATCTCGATCTACAATTTAATCCACCAACAAATTTTTACGAACTTCGTGAAAATCAAAAACTACAACTAAAAGCAGAAAACTTTAATCAATTAACACAGAGTGATTTTGTGTCAAAAACTTATG